ATCGGATAGTTTCGAAGTGGAAGAAAAAGGAAATCCATTGAATGAAAAACGTATGCAAGGTGCTGGTGCTGTCGCTGGCGTGCTCGGCCTCTTACTCCTCCTCTGAGATCATTTATGGGGTAACAACCAACGCCGCCGCCAATGGCTTCAATTGGGCGATGGGTAACGTCTTGCCGCAACAGGCAGGACTTCAGGTCAACAATGTCATCTACCAGTACACCGCGATTAAAGACCCTGCCGCCGATATGCTGGTGCATGTACAAAACGAAAACGCGCAAGGAGATGGTTACATATTCCGTGAAACAGACGATTGGTCGGGCTTGCCGGGCAACCGAATCAACAAGATTGTAGCGGTCAATGACATTCCGATTGGGTTTTGGGGAAAAGGCTCAATCGAGATTGAAGGCACAGGGTCTGTCGCGGACCCCAATGTCATTTACACCTACAAGTACGACCCGTGCTATGACCCGCAAAGTAACCCGTCGTGTCCCGGTTATCTGCCGCCGATACCACCCCCACCAGAACCGAATCTAGACTCGTACAATGCGTTGAGCGATGAAGCTGTTTTGGAGGCCACCAAAGAGACAGATCCTGAGTTGTTTGATCGAGATGGCAAAAACCGCAGACAAAACCCAGAAGAACCTGATGATCGTTTGGAAAAAGGCTTGGCGGCATCCGAAAACGCCTTAGACATCGCAAGCGAGGTGTCGCAGGACTTCATGATCTCAGCCATCACAAATCAAGCGCGTTTCAATCCGTATTATCAAAAACAGATTGAAGGTGGTGTCTATGCGGAGACAGTGTCGCTCCCCACAAAAGACATCCCCGACAATAAACGGGGTTTGCGAAACAACCTGGCACAACAGGTGCTGCACGAAAAAATGATTCAACTCCAGTACAAGTAAGGAATGAGTAATGAAAAAACTAGCAGTTACAACACTTACGATTTTAGCACTGCCAGCTCTCGCGGAAGAGGCAGTCATTACTGGTACTATCGAATCGAAGTGCGTGATCAACACAGATGTTAACGGCGTTTACGGTAACCCAGTAGCGGGCACGTTAAGCACCCTACCCGCCGACGGCGGTGTCCTACCGATTATCCGTTACGACATTGCTTTAGGTAATGCGTACACCGCAAGAATCACGGCTCCTAGCTCTTTTAGCACCGCGCCTAGTTTGAATGATGTTGTGGACTGGAGTGCGGACGTGGAGGTCAATGAGGTCTCTGATACCAACATGTCTGATTACGAAACCAACAAAGTCGAATATGACTACACCACAGAGTTCAATATGCACACTGCGGGCACGACTTGGTTTAAGGTGACAAGCAAAGCCGAGTATGGTTACGGAAAACCTTACCCTGCGGGCACCTACCGCGCGATTGTCATGGCGGAGTGCATTGCGAACTGATGAAAGTCTTTTTTGCAATATGTGTGTTTTTGCTGGCCTCAATTGCCCAGGCGCATCAAATGCTGCCTGCGTATCCACGGTTTCAACCCTCGTATATTGAAGATGTGTTGCAGGTGCAGATGCGCATGTTCAATAAACGGCAAGATGTTGAATACTACGAAGTCGGAGTGTTCGATGCTGATTGGAGACCCGTGCCGTTTGTGACGGGCTATCGCATCTTGAAAGTTGAGTATTTGTCGCACGTCACGTTTGACGTTTACATTAACGTGGAAGATGCCGATAGAGCGACTTATGTGTGCTCGCAGTCGAAACTTCGACGAGAAAAAAGAGACGGCACCATCATTGCTTCGCGCATCTGCTCCAAATTTAAGGAGCCGCTGCTATGAAGAGATTCATCTGGATACTGCCTTTTTTCTGCATGACTGCTTTCGCACAAAACAACTCATTAAATTTGCAGCTCCCAAGCGGACCCACCAGCTATCAATCCGATAAGTTCAGAGCGGGAGACTTAGATTGTTCGAATGCTATTGGTGGCGGAACGAACATAGAATTTGGCGTCACAGGCATCATCAACGACGTTGACGATCCTTTTGATGGTTACAATCCGCTTAGTCAGCAACGAAAAGACATTGGCGTCTATGCACGTATCGTCATACCTTTAGATGGTCCAGAAGAGCGAATTAACTGCAATGCGCTCTATAAGTTGGAGCTTGAAAAAAAAGAACTAGAGGTGTTGAAGTTGCGACGCGAATTAGAAAATCTCCGCCGTATCGCTTCGAATGATGCGGAGTTTGAAAATTGAGCGAGGACATCGATGACCAAATCAAAATGGTCACAGGTCATGTCTCTCGCATGTCTTGGGGTGCGCGTATTGCGGCACTGGGCGTGGTCAGCAGTTTGTGTGGTGCGTTGTATGGCGGCTTTTTGATGTATCAGAAGGTCGAAGAAATCGCTAATTTAGACTTGGGTGCCTATCAACAGCAGATGGAGGTTATGGATACCAAAGTCACAGAGGCAGTTGAGTATTCTCGCGATATCAAAAACGGATTACGCGATGATATATTGCGGATAGAACAACAAGCGGATCGCACAGAAGATTTGGTTCGAAGCACGACTCGCGAGTTGAGAGATGCAATGGACAACGTGGAATCGGAAGTGCGTGAGGTAATTGATGCGGCAGAGGATCGGTTTGAAACGCGGCGGGATCAACTCCGCACATCACAAGATCAAGACATCAAAGAACTTGAAGAGCGGCTTGAAGCGATGGTGCAGAGGGCGCTAGACAACCCATTGGCGGACCAATAATGGACGTGGCCGAAGAAGCATTGAAACGTATTGAGATACATGAGGCGGAGTGCAAGCTCATGCGTGAAATGATCGAAAGACGTCTAGAACAAGGCCAAGCGCGGTTCAATAGAATGGAGCGAATGCTATTCGCCATGTATCCTTTCATTATTGCGTGTTTAGGCGCTGTGGAGTATTTACGATGAATTTTGACAAAGTGAAAGGACTGGTAGGATCACTCGCCCCTACCTTGGGAGCCGCGTTGGGCGGTCCCGTGGGTGGCGCGGCGGCCTCCATGCTGGCAGATGTTTTAGGTTGTGATCCTGCCCCACAGAAGATTGAGAGGGCTCTGGCGCAGGCTACGCCCGAGCAGTTAGCTGAAATCAAGAAGGCAGAGCTATCGTTCGAGGCCCGCATGAAGGAGCTAGAAGTCGACGTTTTTGCTCTCGAAACAAAGGATATTCAAAATGCTAGAGAATCTTTTTCTGAGGATTGGACGGCAAGGGCGATTGCACTTTTATCTATCGTGCTCTTTGGCGGGTATGTTTTGCTTGTCACTGTCCAACCAGCTGATGACAACGACCTCAATGTCGTTAACCTCGTGTTGGGTTATCTCGGGGGCATCGTGTCTTCTGTGGTGAGTTTTTACTTTGGTGCTAGTAAATCGGGGTCAAAATGAGCAAATTATCTGATCAGTTACGCATACATGAAGGTGTGCGTAGTCATGCGTATAAATGCAGTGCCAACATGATTACTGTGGGTGTGGGTAGAAATTTAGATGAAAACGGTGGCTTGGGGCTTTCGGACGACGAAATTGACTACCTTTTGGAAAACGATATCAGACGCTGTAAGCAAGAGCTCATCACGCTGCCTTGGTTCAGCCAAATTGATTCGGTGCGGCAAGACGCACTAATTAATATGTGTTTCAACCTAGGCATGACCCGGCTGCTCGGATTCAAAAATGCGCTGACCGCCATGTCAGTAGGCGACTACGATACTGCTGCCGATGAGTTCATGGATTCGCGATGGGCAAAGCAGGTTGGACGCCGGGCGGAAGAAGTCTGCACGATGATTAGAACAGGAAGCTATCCCGAATCATAATGTAATGAATGATCTGCGCCTCAAAGACTTTGAGATCCTCAGCGAACAGGACCAAAATGAGGCGCTGGCACTCCTCTCACGCTTTGATCAAATGGAAAAGCAAGAGAAGTGCCAAGGCGACTTCATTGAGTTTGTGAAACATATGTGGCCCGAGTGCATACTGGGTCGTCACCACAAAATCATCGGGGACAAATTCAACAAGATAGCGCAGGGCAAGCTTAAGCGTTTGATTGTCTGTCTGCCCCCTCGACACTCCAAATCAGAGTTTGCTTCAACGTATTTTCCTGCGTGGATGATGGGATTGAAGGGCGATCTGAAAATTATCCAGACCACACACACGGCGGAGCTTGCAGTGCGCTTCGGACGTAAAGTCAGAAATATCATTGACTCTGATGATTACTCGCAAGTGTTCCCAGAGTTGAAGCTCGAGGCTGATAACAAGTCGGCGGGCCGATGGACAACAAACCAAGACGGTGAAAGTTTTTATGCGGGTGTGGGCGGCGCGATCACAGGTCGAGGTGCTGATCTACTGATTATTGACGACCCGCACTCGGAGCAAGACGCCCTGTCACCGACCGCGATGGAGTCAGCGTATGAGTGGTACACATCAGGACCACGTCAGCGTTTGCAGCCAGGTGGCATCATTATCATCGTAATGACGCGATGGAGCACAAAAGACCTCGTCGGCAAAGTGCTCAAAAAGCAAGGCGATGATCATGCTGACCAATGGGAGGTCATTGAGTTCCCAGCAATTATGCCTGAGTCAGACACACCACTATGGCCTGAGTTTTGGAAAAAAGATGAGCTGCTTTCGGTCAAAGCTTCACTCCCAGTCAGCAAGTGGAACTCGCAATGGATGCAAAATCCTACGGCTGAGGCGGGCTCTATCGTTAAGCGCGAGTGGTGGCGCCGTTGGGAGCCTGATTATGTACCAGGCTACGACTACGTTATTCAAAGTTACGACACCGCTTTTAGCAAAAAAGAAACGGCTGATTACTCCGCTATTACAACGTGGGCCATTTTTCATTCGCCCGACGAGGACGTCGAATCAATCATCTTGCTAGACGCAAAACGAGTACGAATGGATTTCCCAGAACTCAAGCGATTGGCTTACGATGAATATAAATACTGGGAGCCTGATTGTATTTTAATTGAAGCAAAAGCCAGCGGCACGCCCTTGACGCAAGAGCTGAGGCGCATGGGTATACCCGTAACAAGCTATACACCTTCGCGCGGGCAAGATAAGATCGCCAGAATGAACTCTGTTGCTCCGATTTTCGAGAGCGGCATGGTCTGGGCGCCTGATGAAAGTTTTGCTGACGAGGTAATTGAAGAGATGGCAAGCTTTCCGTTCGGCGATAATGACGATTATTGCGATAGTGCTACTATGGCTCTAATGCGGTTCCGCCAAGGTGGGTTTTTGGCTTTACAGGACGATTACCCTGAGGAAGTGCAACTACTGCGTGCGAATAGACAGGTGTATTACTGATGGCGATTGAAAAAAAAGGCTTAGGCACTGAAACAGATCCCGATGTAATGCCTATGGGCAGCGCTATGGAAATAGAGCCTGAAATGACGCGGGCCGATGAAATACGCAACGCCGCAGAAATACTGATCTCAGAAGAAAGCATACTGATCGATGATGAGATAGACGCCGTTGACGAGCCGATCGCCACAGATTTCAACGCCAATCTGGTTGAATTTATCTCTCCATCGGACTTGTCAAAGCTTGCTGATGACGTCCTATCGTCCATTAAATCAGACAAAGAAAGTCGCAGTGAGTGGGAAAAAACTTACACGGACGGCCTAAAATATTTGGGCATGAAGTTCGATGATTCACGGAGCCAACCCTTTGAAGGCTCAACCGGGGTTATCCACCCCATCCTGGCAGAGTCAGTCACGCAGTTTCAGGCCCAAGCGTACAAAGAATTGTTGCCCGCCAAAGGCCCAGTAAAAACAGAGGTGGTTGGCGTCCGCACGCCCGAAGTCGAAATGCAGGCAGTTCGTGTGCAAGAATTCATGAACTACTACATCATGAATGTGATGCAAGAGTACGATCCAGAACTCGATATGCTCTTGTTTTACCTGCCGCTTGCAGGATCTGCGTTCAAAAAAGTGTACTACGACACCAGCATGAACAAAGCGGCGAGCAAGTTTATTGAGCCGCAAGACTTGATTGTGCCCTACGAGGCCGCCGATTTATTCACGGCAGAGCGTGTAACACATGTTTTGAACATGAGCCGCAACGAAATCAAGAAGCAACAGCTCAACGGCTTTTATGCGGACGTTGAGCTGAAGGGTGGCTCGATCAATTACATGCGCAGTGAAGTCGAAGAAGAGATCGACGAAATCGAGGGCATGGAGCCGTCGTACCAAGAAAACAGAGATTATGTCGTTTTTGAGACACACACGATTTTAGATATTCCAGGCTTTGAGGACTTGGGGGCAGACGGTGAACCAACAGGTCTCAAGCTGCCTTACATCGTCACCATCGATGAGCAGTCACAAAAAGTGTTGTCGATACGACGTAACTATCTTGAGCAAGACCCGCGCAAAATGAAGATAAATTATTTTGTGCAGTACAAGTTTTTGCCGGGACTCGGCTTCTACGGACTTGGCCTGAGCCACATGATCGGCGGCATCAGCAAATCAGCGACTTCAATACTCCGACAACTCATCGATGCGGGTACGCTCGCTAACTTGCCAGCAGGCTTCAAGGCGAGAGGGATGCGCATCCGTGACGAGGACAACCCGCTGCAACCTGGTGAGTTCCGTGATATTGATACCACGGGCGCCTCACTTCGCGAAAACTTGATACCACTGCCAATCAAAGAGCCCAGCAACGTATTGATGAGTCTGCTTGGGCTTTTGGTCGAGTCAGGCAAACGGTTTGCCAGCATCGCTGATATGAATGTCGGTGACATGAATCAAGCCATGCCTGTTGGTACAACAGTCGCTTTGCTGGAGCGTGGCACTAAAGTGATGTCAGCCATTCATAAGCGGTTGCATTATAGTCAGAAGCTAGAGTTTCAGCTCTTGGCGAAAGTCTTTGCAGAATATTTACCGCAAAGCTACCCATTTGTGGCGCGTAACGGCCCACAAGAAATCATGGCGCAAGACTTCGATGGCCGCGTAGACGTCATCCCCGTATCAGACCCCAATATTTTTTCACAGTCTCAGCGCATTACGATGGCGCAAGAGCTGTTGCAGATGGTGCAATCTAATCCAGAGATACACGGTCCCCAAGGTATTTACGAAGCGTATCGGCGCATGTATTCGGCGCTGGGTGTGGATGATGTGGATAGCCTAATACAGCCACCACCCCCGCCACCGATGCCTCAACCTATCGATGCCGGGATTGAAAACAACGGCTTTTTGATGGGCCAGCCCGCTCAGGCGTTTGAACAACAAAACCATCAAGCACACATTGACGCTCACCGCTCTCTATTTTTGACCGATGTGGTGAAACAGAATCCTGCGCTACAGGGCATGATTATTGGTCATATGATGCAACATTTGCAGTTTATGGCAGGTCAGATGGTGCAAGACCAAATACCTCCTGAGCTGAATCAACAGATCGAACAGTTACAAGCGGCGGGGCAAGCGGGCCAGATACCGCCTGATCAAATGCAAATGCAGATGAGTCAGATTCAAATGCAGGTCGAGCAATTCTCAGCGCCGCTTTTGGCGCAGTTGACGCAAGAGTTGCTTGAGTCAATTGGGCAAGGTGACGAGACAGATCCGCTAGTGCAAATACGACAGCAGGAGCTTGCGTTGCGCGAAAAGGCAATTGACTCAGACAACGACCAATTCGCCGCGAAACAAGCAGCGAGAGCACAAGAAAAGCTGCTTGAGAGTGAGATTGCAAAGCAACGGATTGACACACAAAAAGAGGTTGCGGACGACAAATTAGATGTCGCCTTGCGACGCTTAGAACAACAAGCAGAATTGAAACTGCTTGATATGCAGAACAGGGGAAGATAGCTATGGCAGGTAAATTTATTTCATCCAACTCGACGGTGCGAGCGAAACCC